CTGTGGCATTTGTACTCGACAAAAACATTGCCGGGTGGCAGGTCTTTATAGCTGGCACCGTAAGCATTGCTCAGTAGCATTTGCTTAGAGTTGTGCCGAAAGACGATACGGCCGCAACGTGGGCAGCGGAATGGTACGAGCTCGGTGGCCGGGCTCTTGTTGGCGTAAATATAAACAACGAATTCCATTAGTTAAGCCTCATTCCCGCCGTAATTGATATTGCCAGCTTTTATGGTCTTACCCTTGTAGTGTTCATTGAGCGATTTTATCAGACTATCGCGGGTACGCTCATTTTTCTTAACATAGGCCAGTGTGAAGTGAGCCTTGTAGCCGGCAAAGGTGTCGATGTGTGGCAAGAACTGCAGCCGGTCGTGGGCCTCTTGCAGCTCCGGGGTAATCTTCAAGTGGGCAATAATAGCGTAGTACTCTTCGTCAATGTTGGGCGGCGTATCGAAAAAGTCGACGTGGTCAATGGTCACCTCTGTGGGCAGCTTGCCATCTAGTACGGTATCAACGTGTTTCTTTAGCTCTTCGCCGCTGCGAATAAGACCATATAACAGCGTGACATGAGGCGTCTTACCCGCCACATTCCCGTCAATCCAAAAACGCTTTTTATCTTTTGCATAGTAGAGTGCTGACTCGTTTATTTTAAATGTTAGGGGCTCTAAATCCAGCATGATACACCCGAGCTTGCCTAAATCATAGCCCAGCTCGGCATACATATCTTTGAACTGGTGAGCGCTCAGTTGCTTGGCCATTATAAATCGTCTCCTGCTGACTCTCGAAGAGCCCTGCTTATGTTTACCGGATTACCAACAGTATACCCATGTTGCACCATAAATGGTTGATTTCGCTGTTCACTTGGCGGTGCCACAGTAACGACACCAGCCCGGCTGTCTTGGCCCGGCAAGGTAAAGTTAACTGCCAAATACTCAGTAGCGGTGCGGTGGTGACTTGTCCAGTCGTGAATAGGCAGCGCAATGGCAGTAGTCGCTTGGCTGGTCGCTTCACGCTTCGGGTAGCGGGCTTGGTCGATAGAGTCGAGCCAGCCGTTTAAGCCAACGATGTCGGGCGTCTGGTTCACCTCGATACCCTTTTGCAGCATGATTTTGGTGGCCTCGCGGCGGTTGTAAAACGTGTTAGCCTTGGTGTTGCTCTGCACATAGATTTCGACCTTCGACAGTTCGTTACGAACACTCGTTAAGGTTTTGCTGGTCATGCTTCGCTTGCTGGCGTCTGGGTCACCATAGTGCACGGCCTTCTTGAAGTTCTTGACCCGGTCGATGGCATTGAGCTCGTCAGGCGTGTACTGAAACATAGAGTCGATTGGGTTGGGGCCTTGGTCAGCACCCGGCGCCGGAAACATCGGGTAGAACCATTGAATAGGCATGTCGACACGGGTAAAGGCGTCGACCAGTCGCATGCGGCCATTGATAGGGTTGTACTGCCACCACTGAATTGCTGTACCATCTAAGCCAAAGTCCCATGCCACATACAGCGGCCACTCTGGCACATAAGGAAAGTCACCAACACTACGGTTGCGAGCCTCAGCATAAACGATACCTTTAATCGAGCCTTCCCAGTCAATCATAATCTCGCGGGCAAAGTCTTCTTTGCTACGGCGCTCGCGCTGGTCAACCAACCAAGCATTATCTTTGCGAGGGTCGAGGTAGTGCGGCAGCTCAATGACCTTAATCTTTTCACCGTCAGTACCAAAGCGTAGTCGCTTGGCCTTGGTGTTTGGCCGAATACCCGGCGTGGTAATCACGACCCGGCAGTTGGTGGTGTCAGCTGTTGAACCCCAAGCAGCGTCGTCATTGTCCCAGAAAGCAAACTCATCGAGCCCAATTGCCTTTTGACGACCACCACGAGAGAAGTTAGGGTTGGCCGACTCGCCACTGATGACGTTACCAAGTTCTGGGTTAAGCAAACTCATAAAGGTGCGGTGCCGCTGCGGGTTGAAGCCACTGGGCTTGGCTAGCGGTGGCATACGGTCAATCATGTAATCGAGCTTACCAAACAGTGACTCTTCTTTGTTGCTCGACTCGTCTTCACTGGTCTTGCCCACGTTGTCGACAATCGACTCTTTGCGTGAGCCCAGCAAGAAGTTGGCAGCGTCTTGGTATTTCCAGTACCACAAAAACACCCCGAGCACGGTATAGGTCACGCCCATTTCACGGGTCTTATCAAAAAAGATATCGTAACCATTTTCAATAGCCTTCACCAGCTCTTTGACAATGCGCTCATCTTGGTAATCAAACAGCTTAAAGGGCCAATGGTACGGGGCCCGCTTTGGGTCGAACGTGTAGAGCATTGAGTTGAAAAACAATACCGGGTCTTGGCTGCACTGGTAATCAAGCTTGAGCAGCTTGGCCTTGGCTATTTCTAGCTCACTTGGGCTATTGATAATCATTTATGATATACCCGTATTGTATAAAGCCGGTATTTCTGACACTCGTAAGCTATTTCTAGCCATTGTTATACCGTCTGTGGTGTATTATCGGCAGTTTCTTTGGCTTTGTCAGCCTCGGCGCGAGCCAGTACAGCATTGATTTCTTCAAGAGACATGCCCCGCTCAATCTTATCGCCACCACTTGTAAGGTCGAGCTTGTCGCCGTAACGCTTTGGCTTCATCTTAGCCATTAAGAATTTGCGAGTATCAACCTGTAAGCGACGGTGCCCAAGCATATCTTCTTTGCGAGTTTCAGTTACCATTTTGCCACTCTTGTCTGGCTTCGTAACAACAATCTCACCCTCAACAGTATTGTCTGAAATGTACAGTATCTCTTCGGCCATTGCGTCAGCAGCCTCTTCTTTGGCGCGCGCGTATTGCTCCCGAAAGTCTTGGGCCCACGGCTCCGTATTAGAGGCGCCAAGCCATCGAAACACCGTAGTCATACCCGGCATACCCTCACGAGCACAGGCAGTTCGAAGTGACTCACCCATTGCCAAATACATACACAACTCAGCCGTAAGCTCTGCGCTATAGATTGTTGGCCTACCCATTTCGGTAGACGAATTAGAGGTTTGGTTTTGGCCTGCTGCGGGCTCTGTGTGCTCAACCATGATACTTAGATTTATACCATGAGCGCTATTGATATTACAACTAGCCCGCTGCTATTCGGTTTTCGCCAGTGCGTTTGTCATGGTGATAATACCCTTGGTGGTCGCCACTTGGCACGTAGAATGTCACTGACTCCGGGTTATTCTCAACAACTATTGCTTCGGTGCCATCGGGTGCCGTGAATTGGTACTGCTCGGCTTGCAGTCTCATAATCTGATTAGTGTAGCAATTACACACCGTGCAGCGCGTCGAGTACATATTCACCACGTGCTCGTGTGGCGTGTGGCGCTTACAGTTTGGGCAATACAGCAGAGTGCTAGTGCTTTGGTTCACCTAGTCAATATACGGCAGGCGCACTTGACCAGCAAATAGCTCACGCTTTGGCTTCACAAATGGGTCTGGGTATTTAGCTATGTAGCTATCGGGTGCATTATTGCGATTGAGATAAATACGCTCGATGTGTTTTACAAATTCACGCTGTTTTTTTGTGCCTTTAATCTCGCCATTGAAGACGCGCCAAATTATTGCCCCTTGCTCTGGGCTGACGAATTTTGCCTGCCGGCTTTTGAGACGAATAAAGGCCATTGCATTACTCGCTTCCGTAACTGGTGAATTTGTGGTATGTCATATCTGTTATGTTCTCATATTGTTCATGTTTAAGCAAACTGTAGTAACGACCACGCCCGTATCTAGTACAGCCATGCACATAGAAAATAGCCCGTGCTCGCTACTACAGTCGCCGATATGAGGGGTCGTGGTGGTGGGCACCGTCCACACATATCAGCTAATCGACAACAACACGGCTTTTACCCTACGTTTCCCGACTTACCCCTCACGCTAATGAGGTGCAGGCATTGGTGCCGACTGTAATTTGCTCAAATTTAAAGGTTCATGGCGAGGCAGTTTATTGACAGGACACGGGCGCAAACTTTTACATTTGGCACTGGCCCACCTTCTACCCGGGTCAAGTACTATTTTACTATGCGGTACCCTTGATTTCGTGCAATTCTTTGGCCATGTTGGTTATGGTATTGAACAGATAGTTTTGCATTTGGCGAGTGCCATCACTTAGGCCAGTTTTAGCGTGGGTAATCTCTTCAATGAGCGTACTAGCGATTTCATGGCGGTGTGCTGGGGTAAATAGCTGGGTCGACAAGATT